ATGGAAATAATGCAATAATCATGGGTAGAAATACTTGGGACAGCATACCCTTTTTAAATGGTAGAGATCACTTAATATTATCAAAAACAATAAATATAGATGAATGTAAAAACAATAAATTGTTAAAGTCATTTGATTCAATAGATGAGGTGATGAAACATTGTAAAGAGAGAAAATACGATAAAATTTGGGTAATAGGGGGAAGCAATATTTATAATCAATTTATCAAATTAAATTTATTAAATTTTTTATTTGTAACATATATTGAAGACGACTATGAGTGTGATGTATTTTTTCCGAAGATTCCAAATAACTATTTTATAGTTGAGAAAGTAGTATTAAATGAATATACAGAGAGAAATAAGAATTCGGCATTAATAGTATATAAACAGGCAAAAAAAAACATGCATGTATTACATAAAGATAGTAAATGGATAATTATAGATATTCATTACGATAATTATCCTGAGTATTATTTTACAATAAGGAACATAAATGATACTACACATGAAAAGCAAACCACGCCTGATAAAATAAAATTATTATAAATCATAATAAGGATTATCAGTAATATCCATACCGCAATAATTTTTTGGGTTTTTCTTATAATCTATAGGGGTATAAATACCCATATCTACTGCATTATCTAATAAAAATTTGAAATTATTCCAAAATTCATCATTATGCCCTACAGTAGCACTCATAATATGAGATAATTCGTGAATAGCTACAAATGTTAAAGTATTTGAATCAATTAAATTATCATTATCAGTTTTTTTTTTATTCAAACAGAATGCTAATTTCTCTCCTTTATTTTCACTATATGCCGTATATTCACTAGTAGGTAATGTTTCTTTAATAGTAGAAGGATTAAAGTTTTCAACTAATCTATTAACATTCTCTCTATTAGAATACTTATTTCCCATATATTCAACAAGAGAAGACATTTTATCTGTAGTAGATGCTAATAGATTTGATGCCTTTTGTATATTTCTGCGTTCCCTTACGCAATATTTTCTCCCATCTACATTTGAAACAATACACCTTAGATTAAATACATCAGATTCATAATATATTTTTAAACCTACTAAAATAATAAATAGAATTATGATAATACCAAAAGTATTGACTTTTAATTTCATATATAATAAATTAGTATAATATTAATTAGATTAATTTATTAATTAATTATTGTTTTCCTTGTCCAATTTCAAGAGGAACTCTCATAGTGTCAGGTGAAATAGTAGTATTATTCCAAGGACCTACATTTACTTGAGGATTGGCGGGTTCAGAACGAAGTTGTAAATTGGCGTTTCTTAAAGTGTTTCCAATAGTATCAATTCCCATATGATATCCTGAACGAAGAAGGTTTACATTCTCTAAATCACCGGAACCAGAAGGATTGAGTTGAGCCCATTGACTGTTAGTATCCTTAGGTAAGAGTTCAGAAGGGTCAGCTACAGGCTCCTTAGAGCATGAAGGAGGTAATCCTTGGTTAGAAGTAGCCATACCAGTAGCAGATGCATATGTTTCATTTTGTCCCATAGGTTGAGATGGTTGAACACCAGTAGGTTGTTGTTGTTGTTGCATCTTGCTATATGACTCTTGTTGCATTCTAGCACTGCTCATTTGCTCAGAAGTACTGTTTTTGGAACCGTTGTATGAATTAACAAGGAACATGATAAATAAAGCTCCAATTACAAAAAGTACCACATGCTCTATTTTAAGCTTCTTGAGTGATTTCATTATGTCAGACATCTTATATAAAATAAATGATAAAATATTTTTTTGTAATTAAAAACATATTTGCAATTAATCTTCTAAATAATAGATTATGATAATTCTTCTACTAAATCATTGATCTCATTTGCTAGTTTTTTTGATCCGTCTAATGATTCATCGTCTGAAGAATCACTATTATCAATATCTTCTAAAAGATATGTGTTTTTAATTTTTTTTGCTTCTAAATAATGGCTGATTGCTGCCTTTTTATGCTCCTTTGCTTTTTGTTTTGTTATTTTATAAATTTCATAATAAACTTCATTTGGTTTTTTTAATTTCATATTTGCTACATTTTCACTAATAATAATATTATCCGAAACTTCTTCTAAATGATTTGGGTTTTTTGGTTTATTATTATTTGTATTGTCAATCACATTCGATTCTATTTCACCATCATTTTTTTCAGATTCACTACATATATCATCTATTATATCGACTGATTGTTCTTCTATGTTACTGTCTTTGGTGTCAGTATCCTCTTCTAATAATTCATTTATAATATTAATATTAGTGTCACTCCTATTATTTTCTTCTTCACTAGAATTAGCAGGTTGCAATTCTTCTTCACTAGAATTATCAGGTTCTGTTTGTTCTTCACTAGATAATGCAGTAGCATGTTCTTCATGAGAATCTATTTCCATATCAGTATTTACTTTAGCTAAAGTATTCACTTCATCTATAATTATGTTGTCTGATGTATTTTTTTTTATTAAACATGAGTTAAATATAGGTTTATTGTTTAATAACATAATTTGTTTTCCTACAAGTTCTACTTGGAAGCTTCTAGCTGAGAATTTTATACCTTGAATCTCTAATATAGGAATTATATGATGTTTATCATTTAATTCTTGAACAGGAATTATATTCTCATTTTCGTCATACATATTGCAATAGTATTGCGAATTAATAGATTTATTTTTAGGAATATTAACTCTTACTAAATGATATTTACCACCTCGATAAGCACGTGTGACAGGATTAAAATTATTTTCAATGTCACTCATATCCATTTCGTTTTGAAACCACAATTCTCTTTTACTAAATATTAAGTTTGTTAATGTTTCTTCTAATTTTTCAAACCACTCAATAGTTGCATCATCCTCATTTGTATACATTAAATCAATATATGCCTTTTTAGCGGTTTCGTTTAACCCTTGTTTAGTTAAACATTTAAGTGTTTGAATGTAAAATGGATTATTATTACATTTTATTTTTGTAAAATATGCTCCCCCTTGTACGGCAACAGGTTGAGATATAGTTATATTTGAAAAATCAAAGTCGTTGTTAGTAAAGAATATCTCTTGCTCCATTATACTAAAATTCAGATTAAATATATTAGAAAATAACACGCTAAATTTTAATAAATATTTTGATATAGTATTTTAATGAAAGAACAATTAATAGAACAATGTTTGACTATTTTATCTAGAGAAGATGTTAAAAAAGAATTAAAAGAATTATTTAAACCCTTAATAAGTTTGTTAGTTCAAGAAATATATCCATATATATATTTATCTCTAATTTTTGTAATTATCAGTTTTTTACTAATTTTAGGAATATTTTATTTACTCTTGCGTAATAATTTAAAGGTTTTTAATTTAAAATAAATTTATATTTAGATATTATATAATATGGGAAATCAACATGAAAGTATGAGAAATCCAAGCAGTGATGCTAGTGATTCTAAGCCTCCTATGGATGTTAAATCCGAGTCTATGGGTAAAATGCTTGCAGCTATGACAGGTGGTAGACGCCGTTCCAGATCTGCTCGTCGTTCCAGATCTGCTCGTCGTTCCAGATCTGCTTCTCGCTCCAGATCTGCTTCTCGCTCCAGAAGAGCCAAGAAAGCCGGTTCTTCTTGCGGAATGAAAAAGAAGGGTGGTATGAAAATGAGCAAGAAGGGTGGTATGGGAATGGGTGCCATGGTTCGCGAAGCTTTAGTCCCTTTTGGACTTTACTCTCTTCAAAAGAGAACCCAAAGAAAGAAGAGTATGAAACACCACAAAAGATCCAAAAGCTATAGACGCCGTTAAATAATTTTTATTAAATCATTTAATGTATTTTTTAATAAAAATATTTTTATATATTATAAATGGATTCCGCAAACGATCAATCATCTAATGCATCTGGATGTTCATATTCAGATGGACCTCAATATGGAGTATGTCAAGTTGAAGCAAGAGGATGGCCTATGCCCAAAGATATGGCTCCCGCACCTATGAGTGGTGGAAAGCGCAGATCTAAATCTGCTCGCCGCTCCAGATCTGCTCGTCGTTCCAGATCTGCTCGCCGATCTAAATCTGCCTCTCGTTCTAGATCTGCCTCCCGTTCTAGAAGATCTAAGAAGGCTGGTGGCCCTGGATGTGGATGCATGTCTGGTGGAAGAAAGAAAAAGGGTGGTATGATGGGTTTAGTAAGTCAAGCAATTGTACCCTTCGGTCTTTTAGCCGCTCAAAAGAAATCTCAAAAAAGACACCGTCACGGACATAAATCTTATAAAAAACACTCCTTTAGAAAAAGAAGATAAATAATTTATATATGTTTAAAAATATTTAGATATATAAATTTGAATTATATAATGGACGGATTTCAACAGAATATTAAGACATGGGTCTCTTTAGATTCACAATTGAAAATTTTAAATGAAAAAGCAAAGGATATTAGGAATCAACGAAATGATTTAACATCTAATATTATTGATTTTGCAGATAATAATAACTTAGCATCATCTACTATTAAAATCACAGATGGAAAACTCAAATTCGCTCAAAATAAGCAAACATCTCCTATTACATTAGGATTTTTAGAATCATGTCTTAATGATATTATTAGTAACGAAGACGAAGTATCTCAAATAATGGAATATATTAAGCAGAAAAGAGAAGTTAAAATTAGTCCTGATATTAAGCGGTTTTATAATAATTAATTTATGTCACCAATATGTATATGACCGACTTTTTAGATATTGATTTTGATAATGATTTTGTATTTATGAATGATGATAAAGGAACCCTATCCGGTGGAGGATTTATTTTAAATTCAGAATTGTTAAAAGAAACAATTAATAATAATACTGACAATAATGATAATGATAGTGATAATAATTTTCAAACCGGTGGAACAGCATTAACATCGTCCGTTATATTAAAATCACTAAAAGATTTAGCAGTACCTGCAGGATTATTATATACACAAAAAAATCTGCAAAAGAATAAATTAATCAAATATGAAAATAAGGGTGAAACTATTGATAATTCTATTTATGACAAACTATTAAGTATTGTAGATGTTAATTCAAAAAAACAACACGCTATTAAAACCAGAAAGAAGAGAGAAAAGAAATCAAAAATGTCACGAAAACAAAAGTAATCTTTTATATAAATTAGTAATGTAACAACTATATTTTAATAAATATTGTAAATTATAATACACAATATTTATTTTACATTTAAATTAAACTCCATACACTTTTATTGAAGGGTGACACTAATATATCTGGAATCTTTTCTCTCCAATAGTCTACACGCTTCTCTTCTTGTATATCCTTTAATGTTCTAGGATATAATGGTGTAGAACTCATTATATCTTTCTCTTCTTGTGTAATCTTTGGCTTATATCCAAAGCAGTTTGCCCCAAATCTTACATTCGGATTTGCAATGTAACCGCCATTTATTCCAGCACGGCCACAATCGTTCTCATGTCCTTCTACTTTTTGTAAATAATTCCATGTATCCTTTTGTGTTGGGAATAATGCTAGTTGTTTATCAGACCATCCATAACTACACCATTCTGCACCATTTTTATATGATTGCTCTACTTCATTATATGTGGCTAAACGACCACCATATGCTTTACATAAGGCATCAGCATTATCATACGAATATTCATTTCCAGGCACATGAAATACTTGTTTTTTTAATTTAATTTCGGGTACAGGTGCTATTTCATCATCTGCACCTGTCGATGATTCTTGTTGCACTTGTAAATCTATAGATGGTGTATCAGTAAATAAATTATCTAAACGAGCTGTTAAATTAATATTAAAAAAATATTGTAATCCATTTAACAATACAACCACAATTAATACACCTCCCAATAATACAGTTAATAATTTCATTGAACCATTACTATCATTATCACCACCAGATACTGAGTCACCTTTTTTTCCTAAACTAGAGAATAATATTATAAATACTAATATTACCAAACCTAAAAACAATACTGCAGGAATACCTAAATTTAATCCTGAACTATTATCATAATTTTCTCCACTTTGTTGAATTGTTGGAATTCCTAATACTGAATCATAAGTTAATATCATTATTTTGTTATATATATTATTTATTTAATTTTTTTCTGTAGAAAAGACAATATCCAGATGTATTATTTAACCCAGTAAAATTTATTTTTGATATATTTGTATCATTAAACAAATACCAATCACCATTTTTTACTTTTATTGTTGCAGTATAGTGACCACCTAAGGTTCCACCACTATGATTACATACTCCATACAGTTCATATTTATAGGAATCTTTCTCATATCCACATACATATTTACTTAAATCTAAATTATCTAATTCTAAATCAATTGGACGCTGAATCTTTTTTCCATCATATGTAAATCTTTTAATATCCAATACTAATATCTTAGGCAAACTCCAAAATCTTATTTTTTTTGTTACTTGCTCTATTTGTTTTGTTTCTTCATTCATATATCCATCTAATATTTCTTCACTACAATATTTATCAAAACAATCTATTAAATTACATGAAGACTTATCTAGATTTATCGGTATATCTATTATAAAATATGGTTCCGCCTTTGAACTTACTACTTTTTTTTCATTGCTTAAAATAGATACATGTATCCCATAAAATATGTCTAAAAATTCGGAATATTCTTTACTATACATATCTTTCATCATTTTATAACATTCCACCGCCATCTTATCTGTATTATTTTTCTCTTTACCCTTGATTACCATATCTACTTCACGCCTCATTCCATTATGAAATGAATCTATTATAAATAATAAAAATTCCGGCAAATCATTTTGAGCATATCCTGTAAATATATCCTTCTTCTTTTGTCGGGCAACATATTGTATCGCTTTTAAAAATCCACCTGGAGAAATTATTCTATTTTCTTCCCACATTAATTTTCTTAATTTATCCCATTCTATCAATAATTTTGAATCTATTATATACTTTTTATCATGATAAGCAGATAATCTATCTTTATATTTACCATCATCTTTATCAAAAAAATTATTAATCTCATATGTGTGACTTAATACTTGCATACATGAATTTATAAAACATGTATTCCCTAAATTTGCCAATCCAGTTAAGCCCTTATTTTCTGTCATTAATAATAATAGTAAGTAATTTTTAAACTAATATTATTAATATTTAAATATTATTGAATAATATATTCATATGGACACTCGCATAAATAATAGAATTATTGATTTATATAACACATTATTAGATCAAACATTAATTAATTATAATCAAACATTAAATACGATTAATCACATAGAATCCGGTATTAGAGAATTATCTACAAATCTAAATAATCGGCAGGGAAATAATTCAGAAGACAATGAACGCAATAATTATAATAGCATAAATATACCAACCGGATTTATGCAACATCGATATAGAGGTAATAATAACGATATATTAAGATATACAAGAAATAGTAATAATCGCAATCCTATTATTTCTACAAATGACCGTAATAATCGACAAATAAACCATAATAATACTAATAGAAATTCTTCAATATTCAATGAATTATCACCTATACTTACTATGTTTAATAACCCATATGCTGACCTAACCCCAGTTGTTGTTAGACCTTCCAGACGACAAATTAATATTTCTACCGAAATTATTCATTTTTCAAATGATCTTCAAAACAATATATGTCCAATTACTCAAACTCCTTTTGAAGAAAATCATAGTATTAGACGTATTAGGCATTGTGGTCATTGTTTTATGAGTGAATCTTTATTAAACTGGTTTGATAGAAGTGTTATTTGTCCAGTATGTAGATATGATATTAGAACTTATAATTCTAATAATTATGTTAATGATAATGACGATAGACACGATAATTCCAATAATAATGTAACATCTAATCGCAATAACTCTAATGACATCTCTAATAATAATTCTACTAATAATTCTACTAATAATTCTACTAATAATTCTAATGACATCTCTAATAATAATTCTACTAATAATTCTACCAATAATTCTACCAATAATTCTACCAATAATTCTAATTTGATCAATTCATTTTTAACTTCATTAGCATCAAGCTTAGTAAGTAATAATGATATTTCATCAAACCTTTTTAATTTAGAATATGTAATTGAAACACCTAGAGATACTGTCACCTTTTCTAATATATCTTCTAATGAATTTAGAGAT